CAATGAAGGGGACTTTCTCATGGGGAATGACATTTGTGTCTCTTGAGAATTTAGGGAATCTCCCCTCCATTGCCTTGCTGGGGATACCGTATAATCGGGCGAGTTTTACCTCTTGTGTTTGTTTGCTATAGGTTCGGATCAGTTCGTTGTAGTCAACAAAGGGACTCATCTCCGACCAAAAGTAATAAATTCTACAGTTAGGCCAATTCACAGATACCTGTTCAACAGGCAATTCACGACCCATCAGTTCACTGTATCTAGTCTCCACAGTCTCCGCACCTTTCAACAGACTATTAATCAATGGTGTCCAACCCTGTAATGTCGTAAAAGTTAACAGCACCCGTCCGTGGTAATCAACTGTCCTACCACCTACCAATGTATCGAAAATTTGTTCAGGTGCTTCTTCATCCATATGGATACAGTGTGCTGACCATCCCTCAAATATCTGCGGATCTGCCTGATACTGCCTATAGTTATTAAAGGATATTGTACTACCCCGTTCCGCACCTGGTGTGGTTGGTGGCAGGATTGCCTTGGCTGAGTTAAATCCATTCTTCTGTGTGTATTGCAGGGAATGACTCTCACTCTTTTTCTTTGCCCGTTTGTACCTCATAGGAAGTGCCTCCCACACGTATCTTTGGCTATCACTCACGCTGCGCTCTTCTGAAACATGCAAAGAACGAATCTCCGCTTCTGGTATTGTCTGTGCCAAGTGGACTAGCATACGAGATGCGAAGGTAGTTTTGCTTGAACGATTCCCTCCAAGACAAATGTGGATCTTATCATTCTTCCAATTATCCATCACCCTGCGCCATCCAGGAAGAGTCCAACCCCATTGGATTGGATCTTCCTTCTCACTGCCCGGTTGATCGAGCATTAAGCGACTAAGTGTCTCAGCACGCTCCTGTGGTAGTGCATCAATTTGTTCTTCTGTCAGCGCACAGGCAAGCTCGCCCTTCTCATACTTTAAATCATTTATCCAAGGGATACCAAAGTGGGCATCTACCTCATCTGCATAGGTGATCTTAGGCATTAAACAAACTCCATTGTCATTTGATTCTTTGGTGGTCTTGAGCGAATGGATGAGTCATATTTATCCCAAGGCACAAATTGATAGTACCTACGATTTACCCATCTTTGAAACTTCTTTAACTCAGGTCTGCTATGGTCATAAACCATTGGATATGGCAAACAACCAGAGTCATTCAATCTATTAAAACGCCAAAGAATATCCTCCATAGTTTCACCAGGCCAATATCCAATTAACATATAAACCATTACCTCTCTTGGTTTGATGCCTGCATCTAAGAGTATATCTAATCCCTTAAAAAATCTGTTCTCATCCTTCGGGTTATCCCAAGCAGTATGTAGTCTTCTGTACTTAAATTTAGATTCAAAAAACTGCATTTGCTTCAAAGCCTTTGCTCCTTCCTTGTGAATTAATCGAGCATTCATTCCTTGGTTAAAGTTTACTTTGAAACCACCTTCCAATATTTCGTCTGCTTTTTCTCGCCAATCAGGTTGCCCAAAGAAATCGTTATCCATAAGAATTATTTCTTTAGGATGTGGTTTACCTCTCCAAATTTGATGGATTGCTCCATTGTCTCGGTTCTTGCCTTCTTTACCAGGCACTACACAAAACTTACAAGCTAACCTACACCCTCGTTGGCTAAAGCCTATGCTCTGCTTAAATTTTGGGTATAGCGAATAATCAAAAAATTCATACGGGCCACCTGTAATGTCCTCTATTGTCATTTTAGATTTTGTTCCCGTGCCTCCAACAATAGCGTTAGGAAATTCTTGCATAAACCTTTCAAGTTTCTTTTTTGTCCATTGGAAGATTGCCGATCCGTAAACAATATCATACTCGTCCTCAAATAGTTCTCGTTCCCAATTCTTGCTAAAATGAACTTTATCACCTTGAGCTTTATGCCAATGTGAAAGTTTCATTAGTGCAATATTTGGTAATGCACCATCAAGTTGAGTTATTCGTACTTTAGGCATCAAACTTTCTTAGTTTATCCTGATCCAACGCATAGCCGGGACCATGCCCAAGATCTATTTCATTCTCTTCCTTGATTAAATCCTCTTTGTTTGCCCATCCTTTGAAGTCTAAAGTGTTCCCATTCACCACGCACAGAACATATATATCCACATCAGGATTTACTTTCTTCGTACTTAGCAATCTCGCTTTTTTGAGATCAGATGATTTGACGTCATAACGCTTTCCACTCTTCATCTTGCCGTCCGCAGAACCACTCCTTGGAGTAAGTCCTAAATCAGGGAAACAATTCATCTTCTTGGCAAATCCATACTCTGCCATAAAGCCCATCACATCTGCTTCGGCTCCGTCTTGGTTCCCCATCTTCGCATCATAGACTCCATTACCACGGGCAATTAGACTACGCATCCTGCCTATCACTTGGCAGACTTGGACTTCATCTGGTTGTAGGGTTACAATCATCCTCTTGCCTGTATCTCCATACCTACGATGATTGCCGTTTCGAGCGTGTCGCAGGGGATTTCCTTTTCACCAATTGACCAACCTTGCGTATCCGTTCCAATGTCTCTTGGCTTAATTGCAATGGTGGTGGACCCAGCTTTTTCAAGTCGCACCGTGGTAATTTTTGTACGGATTGTGGTATTGCTCGCCCGTACTTTCTCCAAAAGGTCGGACTGTATCCCGGTGGAACCTTCATTTAGCATAACTCGCCTTTACCTCCATTACCTCGCTCCATAGATCACAACTTCTTTTCTTTAATTCAAAACTCTCAGCCTCCAAGTCTTTGATCTGTTGTTTGAATTTCTCATTCTCCCTCTTGAGATGTAAATTCTCCTCCGATAATCGACCCACCCATTGGGGCCAACTCTCCACTTTCTTACCTGTGGGTGTGTAAATATTCATTCTGGTGTAAATTCTATGATATCCTCATCCAACCACTCCTCGATTGCTTCCACTGCACAGGCAGATAACTCTTCAACATCAAGATCCGATTCATCGAACCATCGATTAAGGTCGGATTTTATCTCCACCTTGAACTGTTGCTTGGCCTCACTTTTTTTTGCGCTCATTTTTAAATATCAATTCTGTTTTTGATTTGGGTCTTTTCCTCTGAATGTCCGTGCGTGTGGTGTTGGGTGGGCAACCAGGTTCCCTTGCCCCCTCCTTCCAGCGTAATTCACAGTTGGAATAAAACTCATCAAATCCACGGTTTGCGTCCTCGGTAGATAATCCAATCGTGCTAAAGTATGATTTCCTCATCTATAAAAATAAGAACTGTACCTCACCTCCGAGTGTCGAGGTTGTACACGTAGGCAAGGGCTAACCACCTGAGATACAGTTCTAAAAGTCATTTGTTCATTTCCTTCCATAAAGTCTTCCATGCTAGTTCTGCTGTTTGAGGGACAACTCCATTCCCCAAGAGTGTAAGTCGCTTATTCCTGTAGGGAGACCCATAAGGCTTTCCACCCAATCTGGTGACAACTGTTCTCGGTGACTCCCATTCATATTGCTCTTCTCCTGGTCTAGCAGGCCAGCGTGTCTCTTGGCTTCCTCCGCTAATACCTTGCCACCTGTTCCTGGTTTCCTGCTTCCCGGATTGCCTGCTCGTGGACTTGGCCACATCTTCAGATCCCTGCCCAAGCACTTCTGATTGGACTCTAGTGATGTCCTTGCTCCCTCCACATGATCGCTTGCTTGTGGAGTTGCCCAAGATAAAAACTCTTTTTCTCCTGTGTGGCGCGCCAACTTCTTCCGCTGAGAATATTCCTGCCGCCACTTCATAACCATCTTCTTCCAAATCGCTAATGACTGTGGAGAGTCCAAGCGAGATATGTCCTTCGACATTTTCTGCAAAAATCCATTGAACTCCAATTGCCCTGGCGTGTTCTCTGATTCTAGGCCAGAGGTGTCTTGGGTCTCTTTTCCCTTGTCGTTTGCCCGATGTACTAAATGGTTGGCAGGGGTAGCCACAAGTGATGCCACGTATTTTTCCACGAAACTCTGATGCTGGGAAGGTGGACAAATCAGACCAGATAGGCGCTGAATCCAGCCTACCTTCTTCAATTGCTTTAACCAATACTGCTTGGACATAAGTTTCCCGTTCGCAGTAGCAGACTGTGCGCACATCCACGCCTGCTCTTCTAATGCCAAGTTCAAGCCCTCCGTATCCGGTACAAAAGCTGATAATGTTTTGGGTACTATCCACACAGTCTTCCTTTCCTGTCATACTCTCCGACCAAGCAATACATATCTCCATCCTCCT